ATTTGCTTCACAAGCTGGAACATCGAGCCCGATGAGCTTGAAAGACTCCGATCTGCCATTGCTGGACGATGCAGATATGGAATTTATCAGTTGGAGCGATGTCCCACATCCGGCCGACCTCATATCCAAGGTTTTGCGTCTGGAACGGCTCGATTCAGCAAACTCGCAGCAGTCGGAGGCTGGAAAGACATTGTTGGACACAGTGCGCACATCGAAACCGCACGTGGCTCGCCAGAAGACAACAAAGTCTACTGCAGTAAACTCGAAAGCCGCCTTGATGCACGCGTTGAACCGTGGACGTTTGGAGAACTCCCGAAAGGGCAAGGCGGGCGCACGGACATTGCGCAAGTCTTTCTCGCCGCGCGTACAGCCACAAGCATTGGCGACGTCATTGACCAATTTCCTCAAGAATTTGCCCAATACAACAGGGCAATACTCTACGTTCGGGGATTGGCTGCGACCAAGCGAACTTGGAAGACCGAAGTTATCTGGATTTATGGCCCCAGCGGAACTGGAAAATCTGAACTTTGTTATCATCTTGCCCCAGACTTGTATGACTCGACTCAATACAAGTGGTGGGACGGATACGATGGACAGCACGACGTGCTTATCGATGATTTCCGTGTCGAGTATTGCACGTGCAAGCAACTACTCAAACTGTTCGACCGATACCAGCTCGCAGTTGAGACGAAGGGAGGATTTGTTCAATGCATCCCCAGACGCATTTTCGTTACGTGTCCACAACATCCCCTTCAAATCTGCAAGTCTTACCTCGGAGAAGATCTGTGCCAAATTGCAAGAAGAATTACTCATGTATTCTACGTCCCACGACGAGTAACAATCGTCCACCCGATTGCTGTGCCAACCTGTATCAACGGAGGTGGCATTCAATGTGAACATTGTGAGAAGGATGGTATAGCTAAAGCGCATCGTGGCATTGTTGTTGCTCCAGAACATTTGTGTGAACTGGCGTCAGCAAATTTTGTGCATCCACCAATGCATACAAATTATAATTAAATTACATATATGATCGAATCTGATCACGTATTTCCGGAGGAAGATAACGTTGATTCGAGTAATCATTGATGGTCTCAGCCATCTGTCTGTCCTGATAACGTTCACGGAAACGATTGATCAGAGGTCGCAAACGACCTTCACGAAAACTCTGTCTAACACGACGGCTTTCCTGTCTTGACATGTTTCGTCTACGCTCCCAGCGTGCATCTTGATGCGCATTGTTGAGAGTGGCACTCCATGGGCCTTCATCTCCAGTTCTCAACCAATGTAAACGTCTACGCTCTAATGCAACAGCATGATCTCTGTATCGCTGCATGTCACGGCGCCAGAATCCAGTTGAGCTGTGACCATTGGGATTCAAGACAATCGCTTGAATAGGAATGTTGTTACGACGAAGACGTGTCATTGAATAATTATGATAACCAGCAGCCTGCGTAAATCTGAGATGAGTCATAATTATTCAACATGGGAGATTTAGTTGAAGCAGGACGTCAAGGGTACAAACGACTGAGAGTTCAGGCGATGGCTGAAAACGACGCAGATTGGGGTTTTCATGACGAAAGATTGCGTGTGGACGAACCTTTTGATCAACGGCGTGAAATGATGGCAATCGAATATGAGAATAATGCAAGAGCGGCTGCAGCAGCACCGGCAGGTAACCCGCGCAGGAAGCGCAGGAAATCGTACTCAAGTCATAAATCAATTATGTCGGGTACGTATTATCGCGATTTTAAACCATCACGCAATGGTTATGCAAAAATCGTCTACAAGAAAAAGAAGGCCACAAAGAGGCGAAAGACATCAAGATCCGGCGGAAAGTACGGATATGTCCGGGTGCTTCGTGGTTCTGAGGAGAATCGTGAGCGCTTTGGTGACTCTTATAAGCTCGCCACGGGAGACCAGCTTGCACGTCGTAGAGAAACTGGCTTCAGAGGTAAAGGACTTTATTCTGGAAGAGGCAACTACTGGAGTAGAGTGAAACATCGTGCTGCCCATTTCGGACGTGAACTAGGCCATGAGCTTAGTCGTGTCGTGAAACCAATTATCACAAGTGGTCTCACTGAAGTGGCAACGGTATACGGTGGTGCTGGCGCTGGTGCACTAACCGCCTCTCTGCTCTCAGGTAAAGGACTTTATAGTGGAAGAGGGGAATATGCAGCGAACTCACTAGTGGTGGGAGATGACATGGACACAATGCCTGCAATGAGTGCTAGTGGTGGTGATGAACTGGGTACCGTCCAGTTCAGTCATCGAGAATGGCTTGGGGATGTGTTTGCACCGCCTGCGGGAACAGCATTCCTGAACCAATCTTATCCTCTCAATCCTGGATTGGAGAGCGTGTTTCCATGGCTATCCCAGATCGCCATGAATTACGAAGAGTACGAGTTTGATCAACTGTTGTTTACTTACAAGTCGACGACAGCTGAGAATGCTTCAAGTACCACTGGCCAACTGGGCAGTGTTATCATGGCGACGAACTACAACGCTAGTAAGGCTCCATTTGCTGACAAGCAAAGTATGATCGAGTACGTCGGTGCTCGGTCGACTAAGATCACAGCCAACATGGTACATGGTGTGGAATGTGATCCAGCGAAGAACGCACTCGGTGGACCGTTGTTCGTGAGAAACAATCCAGTTGTTTCAGGGGAAGATCTGAAGACGTACGACAAGGGTACCTTTCAGATGGCTCTTAGTAATCTTCCAGACGCTTATGCAAACGAGATCATCGGAGAGATGTGGGTCGAGTATACAGTGACGCTGAGAAAGCCTAAACTGTTTACCAACCGTGGTCTTGGTATTACCAAAGATGTCTGGATCACTCCTAGTGTAGCATCAGGATTCATGGTGAATCAAACTACCATGATGGGGAATAGTAGTCTGAATTGGCTGAAGGGTCAACAGAATAATCTTGGAGTGCAATTGACTGCTGGAACCACAGGAGTTACCATTACACTTCCAGACTACTATAATGGGTGCTTGAAGGTGACTTCGAGACTGTCTCCACTTGCAGCTGGTGCAACAGTGACGACGTCATCTGGTACTGGTATTGCTCCTACTCCAGACACGGCATCAGGAAACGTTGTAGCGATTTACGATATGCTTGGTGAAGGAAGTACTATCGTAGCTCAGGTCGCTTCAGCGGCTCTTGCTGTTGGAGATGATTTCAACGTGTTGATCAAAGAGAGTCATTGGTTTGTCCAATCGAGTACTGGTGGTACTGATAATGTCATTGTGGTTCCTGGATGGAATTCATGGCCAAGCGGAGCTGGTAACAATGCATGTCAGTGCACTCTGATCATTGAGGAATATAACAATTATGGCATGACTAAGACCACTGATCGTTTAGTCTACGTAACCGCTAACGGTGCGACTACTGTGGACCCATAACTAATTATCATAGTGTTGTGAACCAACATCATAATTATTCAATGTCGGAGAATGATCGCCCTTATGGTTATCCTGATTGGGATCATGATATCTTCGCTGGTCTTGATGAGACGGATATGCGAGACTGTTTTGTGGACTATGACTGGATGGAAGAGAACGCTCGCAAGACCATTGCTGCGAAGAAACTCATCGGCAAAGCAACGAACCGTTGGACGTACAAGAGACGCAAAGCGCAGATGCTGGCGTCGAGGCTGGAGAATCCATCGTGGAAGAACAAGTATTATGATTCCAAAATGAATGCACGACCGTGGTCGGCTCATTACATGGCAGCCCACGGACTGGGCGAGTGGATCGTGGACGAATATTATCCAGCTTCCGACAGGAATATTCGGCACAGGACGAGAGCGAATATCTTTCTTCGCGATCCTCATTATGAACGGTCATATGCCTATGACTACAATGAGCCTTGGTGGCAGAAGGAAGCTGATGCACGCAAGAAAGGCAGAAAGATTCAAGTGTCAAAACGTAAATGGGATTAATTACTCGATGAGATAAAACTCAGGGTTTTCAATCGCATCAGCCACAACAGCTTGAATGAAAGACGTAGTCTTCATTGTTTGATTTGCAGGAAATACAAACTTGGCGACACGTCGCGCCATGTTGATAACGCAATCCTTGAAATGCTCTTCATCCATCTCTGATTCATCAGAGCTGCCATCAGAGCAACCAGCTTCGTCATCAAAAGCCTGTAATTAAATTATCGTGATTGTCGCCACAATGGAAACATTGACAGAAAGCACAATACCAGACCTGTTGGGCAATGCGTTTCTTCACGGGAGAAGAAGGACGCTCATTCATGTCAACAGTCTCAGTCTCAAACACAGCTTGAGACGCTTGCATCTTGGACCAACGATCTTGAGCAGTTGGATCGACATGAGCAAGACTGGCAATGGCTTCAGGAGACATGGCATACAATTCTTCATCGGAGAATTTGAAATCCTTTTGATCACGAGCATAAGGATACTGTTTCAGTGGAGCACTGGGACAGACGGGTTCGACAGGACGAGCAGGAGCGGAGAAACGTTTCATGATGAACAATAATTGATTTATGATCAATGTATTGGCTCATGACAAATCTGGAATGGCGAAATTTTGGACACACAGGTCCCTGGGGACCCAAATTTTGACTGCCAGGGAACGAAAATTTCGTTCGGATAAAAGGTTGCCGCGGGGCGAAGCCCCCCACTATTACCGGCAACCTAAGGACTTTCGCCCCCCACGTGGGGCCAACACTCAGTGACCACTGGGGCGGAAGTCCCGCATCCCGATTGAACCTTGGGACTTCGGGATGCTCATTTTTTACAACGATGCCACCGCATCATAAAAAATCAAAGTCGACACGCCCCGAGTGCCGACCAGAAGCAAAGAAGAATGGAGCTGCCACCACGCGAAACATTTGCTTCACAAGCTGGAACATCGAGCCCGATGAGCTTGAAAGACTCCGATCTGCCATTGCTGGACGATGCAGATATGGAATTTATCAGTTGGAGCGATGTCCCACATCCGGCCGACCTC